GTGTGATATTTTCGAATAACATGGCGCGAATGTGTCCACCCAATAACGGCTGAAACAATCTCTCGCCTCTGTCTGTAAACAGTATGTTTTTGATCGATTGCTTGATGGAGTTTTCGTTCAACTTGACAGCAACATCCTCGCTGATCGGATTAAAGTCCAGATCATTCGTGAAGTCGCTGTAGATGACCCTTGACTGTAGTGGAGAAGTTGCCATGTTATTCCTCTTTCGATTTATTTATACGATACTTAGCCGTTCCATTCTCTTGCAGAAGCAACATCGCAATGAGTGAACCCGTTGTATGATCCAAACCCCACAAAACCTACCTGTTTACATAATCTAATGAACTCGGGTTTTCTAGGTTCATTTCTGGGCATGTTATCTATATCCATAGCTTTGCCTGATCTGTGTTGAGAATTTTTCGCAACACCAGAGTCAAATCCATTCTTGACATGCCTCAAATATGTGTTATAATAAGGATGTCTGAATCCGCTAGAGCAAATTATTCTTATTCCCATTATTCTACCAACCTCATTCATCATTTCAAGAACATGTATATCAATGCCATAATAACCAATCATAGGATTAATGCCTTCTGATTTGACATTTACGATACCTCCACCATCATCCACCATTCTCAAATTTCCATATGTTGTCCAAAAAGGCTGTCCATCTGCTGTCGCAGCATTTAAAACTTGACCCGAAAATGCCAAATTCGACCAACCGTCTGGAGGAGGGTGATTCGAAAAGTTACTTGGCACATGAATACGAGTAATAGGACCCTGTGGATCAGAAGCCACGCTTGAAGCATTTGACGCATTGACATATGCTTGACATTGCGCAGCAAGTGTTCCTGGCTCTGGAACAATTCTACCACCCTCTACCGCTGATCTGAGAGCATCGGCGCTTCCGATTGAAAGAGATGAGTTTACACCTGCGATTTTAGATGCAGCGTCAACAACAACATTCAAAACGGACATCAGATTATTTTCAACGGCAGTCGCCATTTTGCAGAACAAGAAAAGTAAAAATTGAATCGCTTCGATTGTCAATGTTGCAAACCCTAAAACAGCCTCTGCAATTTTAGTTGAAATGTCTGTGACCAAGTTTGCGATATTACCATCAGATAAAGAGTTTTGGACATTAACAAATTGTTTTGAGAACCAACGATTTAGACTCAATTTATTATTGCCTTGTAGACCCACCATTTTTGCTATTTCTTTGCTCACCTTATCAGCAACATTCAAAACTTTGTCTTTAATGCTATTGACAATATCTCCAACTGAATTAATGAGTGAAGTCGCAAATGCTTTAAGAGGTGATGCTAGTCCTGAAAGAGCGTTAAGAGGATTTTCCAAACTTGCAAGCAAATCTTTCAATGATTTAAAGCCGCCTAAAAAGTTAGAAAAAAGAGATGATGCGCTTGTGATCTTGTTGAATGGATCAGACAAGAACCTACATAAAGAACTTACGGCTACACCAGCAATTGTTGCTTTTAGAAAGTTGTTAAACTGTTCCATATGCTTTTTAGGATTATTTTGAATAGTCTCCGTCGCTGTTCCGGTTGTCGTCGCAGTGTCAACCGTATAGTTATATTCGTTAAGAAACTCTCTATACTCTGTTTGTGTGATAGCGCCTTCCGCTAGCCTTTCAGTAACAAAAGTATATTCTGTTTTATTAAATGCGGCGTTATTCAAAACGTTTGTGTTGAATAAGTTAAGAGTGGCAGCAACATCTAAGACAACATTTTGAGTTGCGAGTAATTCATCATTCGTCAAGCCAGAGACAGACTTGTCGTTAAAGTAAGCTGGTGTTAATAGGGTTGTAGTTTCTGTCTGTATGGTTGTTGGTTTATTTACGCAACAATCGCATGTAGACGAATTGCAATTACAATCATCCATTGTTTTCTCCTTCTTTTACATAGCGCCAAATATGGTGACTTCGGGTGAAGCGTATTCAGCAGCATCGTCAACAGCATCGACTCCTGGAGACGATGTTGCTACTGTTGCTTTCTTGACAGGTGATTTTTTAGCAGGAACATCACTTGATGGTAATTCAGTTCTACTGACATTCAATCCAGAAGCAGCTAACGCGGCTGTGCCCGCTTCACCATTTGCCATGTTTACAAGATTATCGATATTGACATTTGTGCCTTTGATATTAATTTCACCACTTTGAATGTTAGCTTTAGTTGCTGATTTCAAATTCAAATTACTCGCACCATAGATATTCGTATCTACTCCTGATTTAATTTCAACATTTCCAGTTACCGAGTTTAAGAAAAGGGCGCCAGAACTTTTTGCACTGATGATCTGTCCACCGAGATGCATCTCTACTCCAGAGAAAATGTCAAAATTGTTTTGTGATTCGAGCGCCATCGAAAGTCCTCTTGTGCGAATCGCTTCTCCGACATTCGTATTCATGTAACCAGCAACATTCAATTCATAGTTACCAGAAACTGTGGTTTTAAGATTACCATCGACTTGAATATTCATATCATTCTGTGCAAGCAAATTTATAGTACCAGTGGCAGTGACATGATAATTGCCGTCAATCTTGATCATCCCGTCAGCTTCAATCACCATGACCATATTACCGCCGCTTTTGATCACGGTAGTTCCTTTTGAATCCATTTCGATGAACGACCCTGATGCATGATACAAGTTAATTCGTTCATTACCTGGCGTGTCGTCCAACTCAAACGCATGTCCAGATTTTGTTTCGTGGACAAAGTTGTGTGGATAAGAAGCGCTGTATGGCGAATTTGGTTGCGACCAAGATGATCCATCAGCGCTCGTGACATTCGAAGTCGCAGTGACATTCTTTACCGCCACACTCGTTTGTTCTACTTGCTCGGCACGTGCTAGTCTTGACATATCTGGTTGATACGAGTCGCATACGTTTATAACGCCTGTCGCAGATGAAAAACCATCTGTTGGTAAAGATGGCATCGTCGGCATACCCATCATCATACCTATCAGCATAGGTTGTTGCGCAAATTTGCCGTCAAGAAAGAAGCCCCATACCCAAGAATTGAGTTGTGGTACCGTGATAGCAGAACTGTAGTTTCCAGAAATTGCGTAAGCCCATGGCAAATCCTCTGTCGGCAAAAGTGCTTTATCTTCTGTGTGAAAGCCAAAGCATCTCACGCGGGCTCTTCCCAACTTTTGCGGATCGTTGTTATCTTCAACAACACCCATGAACCAAAGTAAATCTTTAAATCCCTTATCACTCATTCTGCGCCCTCACCCTTCAATGCGTCTTTTAGAAGACCAGCTGTCATTTTCCATTTGCTTCCGTCGTATACAGATTTTAAGTTGGCGACCATGTATAGTCCAGAAAGTGTTTTGTGTGGTTTCACGTAATCATTTGCACTTGACAATTCTTGTATTTCAAGGCGAATCATATCACCGATATTCATGTTATTTGCGCCATAAAAGTCCACATACATTAGAATGCTGTTTAAGTAATACGAAGTCGAGAGTCTTTGTGAAACCATGTCCTGATACGTTTGATCAGTTCTTGTTGAATCTTGAAATACCAAATAATCATTTGTGATATTATCATCACCAAAAAATTCTTCGTTAAATTTAGTTGTATGGTAATCTTGTTGAACGCTATCTGTATGTTTATATTCTTTGACTTTTTCGTAATGCTTGTAATCAATATTTTCGTAAGTTCTGGTTGCCAAATCAAGTTTGATCACGCGACTAATAGCAGCGCCTTTTCTCATCTCTTCAATAAGATTGAACCTCTTGTTCAAACTGAAAGCCTGAATTTTATTCATTTGCCCAACTCTATCTTCAATGTCAGCGTTTACCGAAGAATAGTAATATTTCTTTTCTGTTGATTGACCATCTTCAAATAACTTCTCGTGTGTGCCAAAGAAATACTTGTCTTTTCTCTCGAAGAATAGGAAGTTGCTGGACTTATAAACATCGCTAAACGATTTTGTAGCCATCATCATCATAGTTTCAATTGGCGTCAAGTTCGGAACAACAATGATATTCTCGCCAACAGTGTCTTCTATTTCTATTGCCTTTTTAGAAATAAAGTATTCGTCGTAAATACTTTTGACAATTTCACTTATTTTGCCTCTATACGGAAAACTGATTTCAATAGATTCCGATTTGATGTAATCTTTTGAAAACATTCTCATGACATAAAACTGCGCAGTTCCGAGATCATTCGTTACAAGCGTGTCGACTCCGTAAATGTGAAAATTATAGGTGATCGTTTGCTTAAAGAAGTCTTCAATCTCTAATACCAATTGCTCTTCGCCAAGAAGCGGAAACGAATCGATTATGTTTGTTGCGTCTGCAATTGTCAATAGCCCGTAGATAGACACCTTTGAAATGTCTTCATGTATTTCCATATTAGTGATCATGTCACCAATTGAAATCTTTTTGGTACCATCGTAATTTGACAGTTCGCATTTCTTTACGATGTAACCGCCTGGTTCAATGTCATTACTCATTCAAAAGTCTCGCTAAGTTTCTTTCGGCAATTGTCACATATTCTTTATTCAAGAGGCTGATGTTTCTTTTTGATTCGTTTGCTTCAAATTCATCATCATACACCCTCACTGCTACCCAATCCGCAGCATCGTTTACAAAGGCAATACCATCTTTGTTCATTCTGATTGTCGGATCGCTAATGCGTCTGTAGTAAACGATGTTGGATGTTATCGCAGTATTCAAAGTCCATTCTACTACCTTTTGCCAGCCAACGTTGCTTGATGACGCAGCCTTTGCCCTCGCTGCATATGTTTTACCCAATGTTTGTTCAAACTCATAGGTGCCTAGAGGCCACTCAAAATATGGATCAATGATATTGTTCGACAAGTAAACGAGCCAAACAAGTCGAGGATCGCCGTAGTAATAGTATG